AAAAATGCATGATGTGCGGGAGAAAACCGAAGACAGAGGAAACTATGAGCAATCGGTTAAATCCGGAAAAGGAAGAAATGGTAAAGGCCCTCTTAAAAGATCATTCCATCAGGGATATCATCAAGGAAACCGGGGTGGCGAAGAATACGATTATACGGATTAGGAACGAGAATTTTACAGAGGAAGAAAAGGCCAAATTGAAAAAGTGGGCTAACGTGAAAGGGCGGAACAAAAGGGAATTGGAAAGGGAGGATCTGGAAGCGACAGAGCAACGGAGGGAGACGAAGGTGAATGAGGATCAAAAGACGAAAATTTGCAGCAAATGCAAGGAACCAATGCTGCTAACAGAGGAACTTTTTTCACACAATCATTCGACTTCTGACGGCTGGGAAAGGTTTTGTAAGGCCTGTGCGAGCAAGATGAGGAAGGATCGAAAGGAAAAAACCGCAGGAAAGAATTCAGGGAACCGGAAACATGGCAACAATGGGGGTCGGGCGCGGAAGAGAACCCCCATAAAAGAAATGCAGCTTGTCCGGGGAAGTGGCCCGATAATGAATTCGGAGCAACTCTTCCGGACCTTTCGATACACGCTGGCCTATGAGATATGTGACGAGGTGGTCGGCCACATCAATCAGTTGAAGGAGAAACTTGCAAGTGAATTGCACCTGTCAAAAGCATAGCCATGCTAAACCTATACATCTTGTGAACGGATATAGCGGTTTACTGGGAGAAGATACCTGATAATAAAATGGCTAAAGAAACTTGATAAAAAGGACATTGTGATAGGCGGAGGACTCGTTCTTATAGGTGTTGGCTTCTGGCTTGTTCACCCGTCTTTTGCCTTCATATCGGTGGGTCTTGGGCTGTTCGGGCTGGGGACGGGACTGATAAAGGTGAAGTGATCAGAAAAGAATATTTTTTTAGATAGGGAACAAAATCGGGAGCGCGACCCGATTCCCAAATATTCAGAAGAGGCCGATTCCGTGATCACGGCGGGATTGGCCTTTTCTTTTTTGGGAGGGATGCAATGGGATTCTTCGAATCATTACAGAGCAAGCAGAAAGAGGGAGGGCCAAGGATCCCGATAGTCAGTTCCTTCTACACGGCCCCACAGGCGATAGCGGCGGAGAAGCCGTACTATGCCCTTGTCCAGGCTTATAAGTCATGGGTATACACGGTGATCGACAAGATCGCCAAGTCCGTGGCGATGGTTCCCCTCAATCTCTATATTTACAGAAATCTAAGTACAGGCAAGAAGACAACGAACCTTCAGTGGAGGGCCGAGTACAAATCCATAGAGACAGAGCGGGAAAGAAAATATTTTCTCAAAGAGATGGGCCTTAAAAAAGAGCAGATTTTCGACCACCCCTTCCTTACCCTGATCCATCATCCCAATTCGCTGATGACTCGCTTTATGCTTTGGTATGAGACAATGGTACGATTGGAACTCGGAGGGCTTTGCGGATGGCTTCAGGTGAAAAACAAGATAGGTATCCCTTCAGAGATCTGGCCGCTTCCCTTGACCCAGTTCGCGATGCTCCGCCCGAAAGTTACCCCGTCGCTAAGGCTCCAATACTGGGACTATCAGGATGGGAGTGTCAATCAGAGGTTTGAACCGGATGAGATTCTTCTCTACAAGTATCCCCATCCCGCTTCTCCCTTTCAGTCCATGTCACCACTAATGGCCCAGACCTACCCATACGACATCGACCTCTTTCTGATGCAGCAGCAGAGGGCATTATACAAAAACATGGGCATTCCCGGGATCACCCTTGAGACTGACGCCGAATTGGGCAAGGAACAGTTCAGGGAGATACGCGAGCAGTTGATCGAGGAGTACGGAAGCGCGATGCAAGCCGGTGTTCCGATGATCCTCCATTCGGGTCTCAGGCAGGGGAAGGCCATGGCGATGACTGGCCGGGAGGCGCTGCTAAACGATGTGCAACAATTCGTAAGGGAAAAACTAATCACGGCATATGATGTTTCCCCATCGAAGATTGGTCTCCACGAGAAGGATAATCGGGCGACTGCCGAGGTTATGGATCAAACCTTTATCAATGAGTGCCTCAAGCCCAAGTGTATGCTCATAGAGGAGGTCATCGAGACTTTCGCCCTACCCCAATATGATGAGGGGATTACATGCGACTTTGACCTGCCGTCCTATCCTGACAGGGAATTTTTGTTGAAGGAGCGGGAGACGAATCTTAGAACTGGATACCATACAATCAACAAGGAATTGGAGATAAACGGAGAGCCGCCGGTTCCATGGGGTGATAAGCCATGGCTTCCATTCGGTTTGATGCAGCCGGGCGGGGAATCTCCGCAACCCCCAGCGGGAAAAGAAGCCAAGTTCTTAAAGCTGATGAACCATTCCTTCTGGACGGAGGAACGCAAGGATGTCTATTGGAAACTTTTCGTCAAGCGGGTAGACAACTACCAGCACCTGATCGAGATGCCGATGAGGGAGTATTTCTCGGCTATGAAGGAGGACGTTATCAACCGGCTTCACAAGGATGGAGGTAAGATCCTGGCCTATTTCTCCGGCTGGTCAAGGCAAAAGGTGCAGCATGCCGTAAAGGATCACAAGGGGATTAGAGATATAAATGTAAGCAAGGCCGAGGAGAAGAAGAATCTAGTTAAGATGGTCGAACCGATTGTGAAAAACATCATGCAGGAGGTCGGCAAGCACCGGATGAAGGATATTTTGGAGACCATGAAGGCCGTTAACCCTACCTTTGATGTGAATGCTCCAGGGGCTATAAAGTGGCTCGGTAGCCGGATGAGACAGTTCTCCGAGCAGGTATCGGGAACAACCTTCGACGAGATCGAGAGGATACTCAAGGAGGGATTTGCCGCCGAGTCCCCCGTGACGGAAATAGCCGAGACTCTGAGGCAGAAGTTTGATTCATGGGAGGAGTACAGGGCTTCCATGATTGCACGAACAGAGACGTTAGCGGCCATGAACCAGGCGGACATCGAAGGAGTACGGCAGACCGGTCTTGAGGATGAGCTTCTTAAGCATTGGCTTTCGGCAAGGGACGAGCATGTCAGGCCAACCCATCAAAGAGCGGATGAAGAATATGCTGATGGGATCCAGATGGATGAGCTCTTCAAGGTAGGTAATGATGAGATGGATGCGCCGCTTGAGGGGACTGACCCAGCAGAATCGATCAATTGCAGATGTACTCTCTATTATTCCGAAAAGGGAGAAGGAGGGAAGGTTCAGGCTATTCTCCTAAGACAAAATAAGATAGAACAAAAGAGAAGGACAGAAGAAGAGGCAAGAAAAGGGGAAGAGGCGAGAAAAAGGGAAGAGGCCCATGATCAAAGAGATGCCGAACGAATCAAACCTATCGTCTGGAAACTTGATGAACTTGGAAAGGGGCTGGGATTGATAGAAGATAGGGTTTTCGTCTCACTCCAGTCTGCGACAGAGGTCCTCAAAAGCAAAATTGAATCAGATGAAAGAATAAGTCTAAGACCTGATCCTCCGGTAGCTCCGATTGAGATTAAGATTGAACCTATTCCGATTGATCTTAGTCTGACCCTAAAAGAAAATCAAAGCAAAAAAAAGAAATTAACCGTTAAACGTGGAGAAGATGGAAAAATGGTCTCTGCTGAAATCGAATAAAGGAAGATGTCATGGCAAACGTATTATTTCCAAAAGGGCGTGAAGGGATTCTTAATGACACTATTTCAATGACGGGAGACGTGAGGGCGATGTTGGTTAGAAGTGCCTACACCTACGATGACACGGATAAATATGTAGCGGACATCGAGGTGGGTGGGACAAAAGATAATGGACGAACGGTAGCCCTTGGGTCAAAGACCTACACAGACGGCGTTTTTAATGCGGCCAATACGAGTCTCGTAGCCTTGGCAGCAGTAGTCTCCGGTGCCATCATTTTGTTCCAGCATACTGGAAACGATGCTACGGCCCAGTTGATCGCCTATGTCGATACTCCGGCATCCGGATTGCCATTCACCCCTGCTGTTGGGCAGACGGTGAATATAAACTGGGATACAGGAGCGAACAAGATTTTCAAATTGTAGGAGATTGAGATGACGGCTCTATTCCTGGGTTGAGGAGTTAATCATGATCAAAGAATGGCATTACAGCACACCATCTGAATATTCTTACGACGCTTCCAAGATAGAAGTATCGGGCGGGCTGGTTAAGCTTAAAACTGCGCCCTATGAAGGGCCGGCTCCAGTTGGTTGGTGGCATTTTAATGAGGGAAGCGGAGAAACAGCAGCAGACAGTTCTTTCTACGGGAATACTGGAACGTTATACGGTAATCCAGCAATACCGTCTATGCCTTTGTGGGAACCTGGAAAATTAAATAACTGTCTAAATTTTAATGGTAACAGCTATGTCTCTGTTGAACATAGTGCCAGCATGAACATAACCGACTCTATCACGATCATGGGTTGGGTCAAAATTCATTTCGATGGAGCCTATAAAGCAATAGTCAGTAAAGATCCGTTTTCTTCTTATTATTTGGGCACTGGGGATCAGGGAGAGTACGCCATTTCTTTCTTTTACGGGGGGTTGGAATTTAAGATTGGTGCTGTATATTCATTAGACACGTGGCATCATATCGCCGTCACGTTTGATAGAGCAACGACAACGGTTGTACTTTATGTTGACGGGGCTACTATAGCAACAAGCACAGATTTTAACCCTACTGTTACTGGAAGTGAGGGTGTAATAGGAATTGGAATCCAGCCATACACAGATTGGGGTTATGTTCTTGATGGTTCAATCGACGAATTGCTAATTTTCAATCAGGCGATAACAGCTGGGGACGTTCTAAATAATTATAATGCAGGAAACGGAACAGAGACGATTGTTCCCGAGGAGTACGTAACTACAAAACCATTTGTTCAACCTTCTGCGTTATTCCATCCCGCAGGGATAAGGTCATGTGATCATTTTTTAGAAACGTTAGGGGCCGGGAATCAAGGGCAAGTAAAATATACGATATCTAATGATGGCATCTATTGGTTTTATTGGAATGGTTCTGATTGGGTAACGTCAGACGAAGACGAGAACTATAATACTCGGGCAGAAGTAGAGGCAAATATATCAACGTTTTCAGTAGTTGATGATTTTACGTTTCGTGCTTATTTAATTTCAGATGGAACCGAGGCTGTGGAATTAGATAAAAATGAATTAGGCTACAGCGATACGACTCCATTGGTATCAGTCTGGGATGAATTGGTTGTGGATCATGCTGTACCCGGTTCTTTTGGAGTGAGAATTGACGCATCCATTTCGTCAATATTAGAAATTTATGAATTATACGGACTTGATCCCACCAAGCCGTTGGTAGTTAGTAAGACAAGCAGGCAGGCAGGCGAGATAAATCAGGGAATTTCAACGGTTGATGAAACAACGACTGTGTTGAGGCTGCCATGATAAATACGTATTGTTTATCCGTAGAAGGAGTTGGATTCGGCTCGTTTGCGGTGGCTACACTTGGATTCCTTGAACTCAAAGTTGCCTTAACTATTAATATGGTGGGGATTGAGTCTAAGGAAGCATTTGGACGGCCAAAGATTCGTTGGGCCGAACCAATACCAGCATATATTGGACTTAGACGAGTCTATATTCCTCATCCAATAGAGGTTACGTTAAAGAGTATTAAGTCTGTAGAAGCTTTTGGACGGCCTGAAATAAGACTTAATCTCAATGTCCAGGGTATTCAATCAGAGGAAGTTTTTGGGCAATCCCGAATATGTCTTGATCTTAAGGTCCGTAATATTCGGTCAATCGAAAAATTTGGTAAACCGATTACCGTTGCGGATAGAGGGTTTATAGAAAATTTGGAGGAGGAAGAGGCATTAACCTTATTCTTGCTGGCAGCTTAAGGGGATATTTTGAATTTAATTAAATCCAGGGAAAAATTCTTGAACCATTTCAACGTACTATTCCGAAAAGGAGAAAGGTGATTAACCTATGAAAAAGATGATTTTGGCATTATTGCTTGTATTTATTCTCGCAATTTCGGTGATGTATGGATATCGCTTCTCTACTTCGACTGCCCACGGGGCCACCACCTACTACGGCTTTTTCAGTTATGACAGCCGTACGGGTACGAGCAAGATATACCTGGCCGACAACACCGAGGTTGGGTACATGGACTTCGACAGCAAGAATAATAGGACAAGGATCTATTTAAATTCGGCCCTATTGGGACTTGCTCCTGCCGACGCTCACTATGTGACGACAGAAGCCGAATCCGGCCTTTCCAACGAGGTTAATCTCGGATTTCTGACCTCCGGACTTTTGAAAATAACTGTTGCAGGCGGAAAGGCAACGGTATCGGTAGCCAGTGCTGGAACCGATTACGAAGCCGCCTCCGCTCTTCTTGGAGATATCGCCGGAATATCAATGGCCAAGGGGTATACACTTTATTATAACGGAACAAATATCGTTGGATTAGTTCCCTTAACAACCAACGCCTTTTCTATGGGCATGAATGGGACAATCCCTGCTTGGTATTGGGTAACAGCCTCAAAACCTATTTGTAGCGATTCCAATGGCCTTCCAGTGGCATGTACGAGTCTTACCGATGTTTCGATTCCTCTTGCCTCTACCACTACTCCCTCGATGGACGGCAGCGCCACTTACGGATCTGGGACGACATGGGCAAGAAGCGATCACGTTCATCCGACCGATACGGCCCGTGCCCCTTCCACTGCTTATGATTACCAATCTTTCACTATTGATGCAGGCATAGACAACATCCTTGGTGCTCCTGCGGCTGCGACAAGATTTCAAGGAACAGTTGGAAGCACACTCGCAGGCAACTTGGCCCTGGAATGTGTTGGGGGAGCAGCGTGGACTACCTGTACAGTTACTTCTCCACCGAACGTGACATCAGCAGTATGGGCATCTGGCACCCCTTCGATAACTTTTACAATTAGCGGCCTCACAATCGGGAAGCTCTACCAATTCAAGTTTACCCCCACATCGAGCGGAACTGCCCCCGTCTTCACAGCCACTTCTGGGATTGCCGGTAATTCACCAATCGCCGCTATTGTCACTACAGTGGATGAAACCATATACTTTAGAGCGTCATCCACTTCAGCAGTATTTACAGCAACTTCATCAGCAACGAATACTTGGTCAACGGCCTCAACAGTTGTTTATGAATATACTCAGCCTGCCATAGCTCGGACTTTTTCACATACTGTTCAGCAGACGCTTAAATTCGATTGGATGCCTCCTGGCGATTGGGATGGGGGAACAGTCTATTGGAACTGGGCAGGGCTTATTGATAGTTCATCTCTTCCTTCTGATGGACAGACGAGCATCTGTCAGTTGAGCGGAGTTGCCTTTTCTTCATCGGATTCACTGTCTCAGGCTCTCGGTACTGCGGTGAGTAGCACATTTACGGCTGCATCTCATATTCAATATGATGAGACTATAAGTGCGCTGTCGAACGCTGTGACTATTGCGAACACTCCAGCAGCAGGAAAGAAGGTAAAGTTCGTCTTAGATTGTCTTACAAGCGGTACTTACACTCAGGGAATCTCTATGACAGGGTGGAACCTAAAGTTTGGGCGTACTCCAACACATTAAGAGGGTATGGTATGAAAAAATGTCTATTAGCTCTATTAATCGTTCTTCTTGCTTCTAACGTCTGGGCTGTACCTACAATCTACCGGCACATCGAGCCTGAAACCGTTTCCTTCTTCACCAATGCCGCCACGACTGCGACCTCTACCCAGTTTCAGGTAAACGAGAATATCAAGAAGGTGAAATATGGCGGAAGCGTAACTCTGACCGGCTTCACCTGTGATCTGTCTGGCGTAACGGGAGCCTACTTTGTCTCAAATCCCTCCGTCGATCTTACTCAATATATTGGTCTAAAGGTCAATCTCAACACTGGCGGTAAGAACCTCACTTTTTGGCCCTTCAATGCGGGGACGGGGGAGACATTAGATGTCGAGAAACTGGTTGATCCAGGTTTTGCAGATGCTACTAAATGGACAGTACCGGTTGGATGGACAGTTGCAGCCAATATAGCAACAGGAGTATTGGTTACTGATTATTTAGGTACAGCTACTACAATAGAGAATATTGGTGCTCTTTACAAACTTTCATTTGATTTAGTTACTAGAACTGATGGATCTGTTAGAATGGTCTTTAGTGGTACCCCACAATCTGGTGGTTTCACAGTACCGGCCACATATAGTATTTATCGTAATCTTGTTGGTTATTACCCTAACTATAGTCTGGGTGGCAACGGTTTTAGTGGCACTTGTGATAATGCAAGTTTGAAGCAAGTCCTCAACCCCTCCGCCACAGGAGTAACCATTACTTCTACAATCGGAGGCCCGACAGGAGGGTGGACGATGGATAGTGGGTTTAATTTGAATGCTACAAGTTTTACAGTGACTGTGAGTTTGCAATAATAGGATAGAAATGAAGAAGTGGTATTATTTAGGAGTTATTCTTGCTATTCTGCTCGGAGTAATTATTACTCATGCAGATCCAGATTACTTCCGCATAAAGACACCTTTGGGAATTAATATCGTCTATCCCCAAGATGCTGTGTTTCAGTATGAGGAATACTGGGGATTGGATTGGGATAAGGTTGAGTGGCAGAAAATTGATAGGATTTTCCTTACTTTCGAGGAATTTTATAAGGCCAAAGTGAATCCTAAAAAGGTTACGGTTTTTATCTACCCATTTGACCTTACCTGTCCAGATAGTCAGAAGGAGTTCCCTGGCGATATTGAGATGAGGGTTGGAGAAAGTTGTTGGGATGGATATTATTCACCAACTTCTAAAACCGCTCATTTAACTGCTATCCATCTGGGAGAGGACTCAGCGCAGGGTCATAATGCGTTTTGCAATACAGCATTGGGGTGGGAGATGCATCGGGTCTTCTTGAGGAATATGAAGAATAAGTGTTGGATGGGTGATACGGTAAAGTTCTTTAAGAAGTATAAATGCGATAAATGGTTTCCGAGTGAGTGGAATTGGCCGGAATTGTGTATAAAATAAACAGGGGGAAAATCCATGAAGATGGAGTATAAGACGTTTGAGGCGGAGGTCAAGGAGTGAGGAGGATAGAGCATCAGATTATTGAGGGAGTTGAAAAGAAACACTGCCCAAAATGTGACAGGTGGAAGCCGTTAGAAATGTTCGGAATTGATAGACACACTAAGGATGAATTTTATTGCATTTGCAAAAAATGTTTAAGTAAATGGTCAGATGGATATGATGCAAGCAAAGATGCTCAGAGGAATATAAAAATTTCAGAAAAAGCTAAAGGGCATATAAGAGGGCGAAAACCGCATTTTTTTACCAATGGAATTGAGTGTAAGAAGTGCAGGGAATGCAAAGAGATAAAACCAATTACAGATTTTCAACACGATAAACAAAGATGGGACAATCTTGCCCCTGAATGCAGATTATGTAAATCCAGATATAGGAAAAGGCACTATTTAAAAAATATGACAAAAACGTTGTGTCAAAATGCTAAATGGAGAAGGGATAATCCTGAACGGATGAGTCAATTGGCAAAAGAATGGGGTAGAAAACATCCTGAGAGAAGAAGAGAAGCCGTTAGGAAATACAATAAGCTTCATCCAGAAAAGTGGAAGGCTTATCATGGAATTCCTAAGATTAGATTACGCAATAATATCTCGAGACAGATCGGTTTGGCTCTTAAAGGGAACAAAAAAGGGTATCATTGGGAATCGCTCGTAGGGTATACCTTAGATGAACTCAGGAAGCATCTCGAAAAACAATTTGAGTCAGGAATGACATGGGAAAACTATGGACAATGGCATATCGATCATGAAATTCCAGTTTCCGCTTTCAATTTTAGCAAACCAGAACATATAGATTTCAAAAGATGTTTTGCACTTAAAAACTTGAGGCCACTTTGGAAACATGAAAATTTATCTAAGTGGAAGACACTAATAAAACCCTTTCAACCTGCATTAGCATTTTAAGGAGGAAAGTTATGGATATTCAACATAAAATCTTTAGTGCAGAAATCAAAAGCTTTGAAGATGAAAAATTAACGCTTACACATTTTATAAGTACAGAAAATTTGGACCGCGGAGGTGATATAGTTCGGGCTTCAGGGATGAAAATAAAGGGTAGAGTCGTTGTCTTGCTTGCGCACGGGTATACTTCCGTAGGCCAGATACCAATCGCCAAACCAATAAAAATATGGAAAGAAGATTTCAAGGGCATCCCTGGCATCATGGCGGAAACTCAGTTCTACGACGGAAGTTCTTTGAACCCTCCAGACAACACGGGAAGACGCCTATATGACATGGCCAAAAAAGGATATCTCGTAAATTGGAGCATCGGGTATATCCCGATCAAATGGGAATTCTTAAAAGATAAGAACGGCAGTGAGATAAGAGATCTTAAGGAATGGGAATTATTGGAATATTCTCCTTGCGGTGTGAGCATGAACCCCGACTGCCAGAACGTAGAGAAGTGCGGTAACTGCCAGAAAGAGGCGTGGTTCAAGATACTGCCAGAGAAGTTCGATAAGAGAGAGTTCAAAAGCTACAAATCGGTTGACGGCAAGTCTCTCTTGGATGATCAGAACGACCGGAAAGCTTTAGAAGAGAAGCTGGGCGATCCCTGCCAGTATAAGGATGGCCAGCTTGTCGACACGGAAGAGAAGCCTTATCCCAACGAGCACGCCTGTAGGATCACAGATCCCAAGAAATATGATCGAATAAGAAGGAACAACGACAAGTTTGGCAAGGGTATCCATGCTCTTTGGGGGATCAAGGAGGGTGATCCTGTCGAGTTACAGGCCATACGATTCTCAAAAAGCAAGTTCACGGCGAAGGAGGCCCGCCAGTGGTGCAACGATCACGAGTACAAATGCAAGCCGTTTGAGCCTGCTTCTGAGAAATGCGGGGAGTGCGGGCAGGAGATGGCTGTGAAATGGGATGAGGATGTGTCTGGGGAGAATGAGGGGAAGACATGTGATCCAGATATAGACTTCATGTTCTTTTGCGAAGTCTGTGAGAAAAATAACGAAGTGATTTGCCAAGGTTGCAAAAATACCCTGAAATATAATGAAGTGCCAGAGGTAGGAATGGGATATATCAAATGTCCAAGTTGTGGAAAATTCATCGATCAAACAGGAAAGGTTTTGGATCAAAAGGCCATCCGTAGCGACCAAGCCGAATCGGTCAAGTTCGTCATAGTGGATGGGGACCAGGTCAGGGAGAAAAACAATGTAGATTTTACTATGGGCGGTAACCACTACGCCTGGGACTTCATACCGGAAGATGAGATTTGGGTTGAACAAGACATGGATGAGACGAATACCATTGCGACCAAGCTTCATGAGTTTACCGAAAGGCTCATCATGAAATATCTTGGCTGGGACTATAACAATGCCCATGAGGTGGCCTCCAAACCGGAGCGTCTGCTCCGGCATATCATGATGGCAGAAAGCGATGAGGCATGGGCCGAGGACGGAGGAGGAAATGGCGGGGATGGAGAAGGGGATTATGGAGAAGAATATGATTCCTTCATTATAGGCTTTTTGACGGGCAACGAAAAGATTCTTAAACGGATCAATGATGCCCGCCAGAAGAAAGGATTGAAATCAATCGAACCAAAAAAGAAGGATGCCACGGAGGACATGAAAGTCTTCATGGATTTCATAAAAACAATGGGGGAGAAGTTCGAATCGATGGAAGCGAAGCTTGACGGCCTTGCGGCCAAACTTCAGGAGGGTTCAAAAGTTTCTATAGGCGAACCGGCGCCAGGAGACAAGAAGGACGAATCCAAGACAGATAACCCGCCGGAACCGAGAAAGATCACTGTAATCACGGAGGAAGAAAAGAGAGCGGCTATCAAGGAAGCCCTGAAGGGCATCTCCGATCAGATAACTGAGGCGATCAATAAGGTCGTCCCGGCTGTTGTAAAAAGTGAATTTGACCGATTGAGGGGGAAAATTTCGTAAGAGGTTAAATGCCAAGAGGTATTGCTAAAAATCCAGAGGGACTAAAAAGAAGTGATTGGATAGCACATTATTCCGAACTTTCTAAGAATCTGGAATTGGAAAGTGTTGTGGAAATGTGTTTAAAAGCTAACCCTCCAGCAATGCAAGGAGAAAATTTTTCCACGGCTTGAAAGGGCCGCATGAAGTAGGAAGATAAAGTCCCCAGCCCTGATCAAGCGAGGGGACGCCCCAAAATCGAATCAAGAGAGGCCCGTTACTGTTCGAACGGCGGTAACGGGCTTTTCTTTTTGGGGTTAACAATTCGGGGCAAAAAAAACAAAAATCAAGGAGGAAACAGCATATGGATCTTCAGATAAACGAAAAGGATGGGAAGATGGTGCTGAACACCGAGGCCCTTGAGGCGGCCATACGGGAAGGCACCGTAAATACGGTCAAGGACCAAGTAAAGGAGCTTGTTAAATCTGAAACGAAGGCGATCTTCGACAACAGCGACGGACGGATCATGGACAAAGAAGGAAAGTCGGTCATCGATACCGGCTTCTTCAACAAGACCTATTCCTCCGGCAGAAGGGGCGTCATGGACGGAGCGGCATTGGGAGACTACCTGGGCTCCAACGGAGGGCCTTTTCTGAGGCTTTCACCTATCATGGAGAAGTTCGCCAATCTGGTGAGAAAGCGGTTCGATCCGAGAAGTCTTCTTGTCAGCGGCTTCAATCTCAGCGAGTGGAACAAGGAGATTGTGGATTGGAACAAGAAGGGGGCGCTTTCCGGCACACTTGTAGAGGGTGATGTCGGCGCCATCGTTCCAATAGAGTTTCTTGCCACGGTCATCGAGTTTGCCATAGAGCAGAGCAAGATTCTTCCCAAGCTCTGGAGGATACCGATGGGGGCCTACCAGACCAGGATTCCTTATCTCTCCCAGGCGGCGGGTAGCTATTTTGGTGGGATTCTGCTGAAGCACCCCGATGAGGCCTACGAGAAGGAAAGCACCAAGCCGACCTTCAGCTATAAAACCTTTGAAGCCAAGAAGCTGATCGGCTTGATTCCGATTTCAGATGAATTGGTGATGGACAGTTCGATCAACATCATCAACTACCTGACCGGCCTTTTCACAAGGGCCTTTCAGTATGCAACCGAGGGCGAGGTCGTCGCGGGCACCGGGGCTTCCGGGCAGATGCTCGGGATCATCAGTGATCCGGCGATCAACGCAGTCAAGAGAATAACACTCAACACCGTCAAGAGAGACGACATCATCAATCTCGAATCGGCCCTTGACGAGAATTTCCAGGACATTAACTATTTGACCCGAAGGGCAACTCTTAACGTCCTGCGTAAGGAAAAGACGACCACGGGGGCTCCGATTTATTACGACACCACGGAGTCGGGACTTCAGCCCGGGATGGGGCCTCAGTTGAACGGATATCCGGTCATCAGGACTCGGAACGTTCCGGCAATAGGCAATAAGGGCGATGTGGTTTGCGGGGAGCTCGGATACTACATCTGGGCGATCCGGCAGGACATGACCATAGACATGAGCTCCGAGCGGTACTTCGAGTATGACGTGAAGGCGATCCGCTTTGTGGTGCGGCAGGACGGCGCGCCTGGTGTGTCCATAGCCTTCTCCATACTCAGCAACATTCCGGAGACCTCATAGAAGGCAATCATCATCTCCTTTCTCATAGCACCTTTCTGGCGTGGATGAGGTTAAACGCCAGGAAATTTATGGAGTACAAAACTTCAGAATCACAGAGACAATTTGTCTGAAAAAGAGAAAACGGTAAACAAGGAACTTCTACATGACATGGTCACCACCGACGACAAGAGTATGGTGCTGATCGAGTGCCTTCTCCCGGGCTACCGGAACGCCAAGGATTGGATGAGCATCGAGCGGGCGCTGCTCGGAGAGGCCCACGGGAAGTGGAGGATCGTCAGGCGGGGGAAGCAGACCTATGAGACGCAGGTGATGGAACCCGAGCGACCCAGGAGCATGTCGGATAGGACGCTCACAAGTGCGGATGTATCCAGTCCGCAGACTTACGAGACCAAAGGGGTAAAAAAAAAGACGGTGGGATGGGTTCAGGACTCGTGGATTAGGGGCGGGGCCGAGATCAGCAACGAACTTGTGATCCGTGTTGGCACGGATTGCGGGTTCGATATCAAGGTGCTGACGCCGCAATCGGACACGGAGCTACTTAGGCGGACGCTTGCCGGGGCGGACATCATTATCCTCAACAACATCAGGAGTTTCAGCCAGGCCCAAATGGCGATCATCTTGAAGACGATTTACTCGGACAGGAAACCGTATGTCAAATACGAGCACGACCATCGGGAGCTCGACAGGCCGGAGTTCTCAAGGAAGCTATTCCAGAACTCTGCACAAAATATATTTCTTTCGCCTGTTCATCTTGGAAATCATCGGAAGGCTCTTGGTTGTGATGGGATCGCTTTTCCTCTGGCGATTGACACGGAGATATTCAGGCCGGTCGATGGGATCGAGAGGCGGCCCAATACAGCTTTGATCTGCAACCTCAGGAATTTCAAAAAGTGGACAAGACTCCAAGACTATATTGATGAGCATACCGGGATGGATTTCACGGTTCTTGCTGGTAACGGCGGAGTGGTTCACGGTGCGAATGTTAAACAGAGAAATATGGTTCCATATGAGGAGATGCCCAAAATATACTCCGCATTCGAATGTCTTGTCCATCTCCTCGATGGATGGGGGGCCGGAGAGCGGGTGATATTTGAGGCAGCCCTTGCTGGATGTAAAATCGTATCGAGCGAGAGGTCGGGCCATATGTCGTGGGAAAAAGATTTGACGGATGTCGAAGGATTAAGGGCATGGCTAAAAGCTGCCCCATATCAATTTTGGAAGGAGATTGAAAAGATTCTATGACCATCGAGAGAAGGATGATTAACTGGGGAATCCCAAGAAAGCGGAAACCCAAAAAGAACAATCCTCCCATCGATAGGAGGGGCGACAAGCACGCGATGGGGCTGGCTTGGCAGGATTTTTTTGAAAAGAACGAAAGGAAATGATGATAGTTTATCCAACCCAACAGTATTGGGATGATCGATACGGCAAGCAAAGAGACAAGACGGTTGGGTGCAATTCCTTTACTATAGAGCAATTCTCCAAAAAGACCGAGGAGTCGATTGATTTGGCAAAGGCGATCATTGATCCGATATTCATTGGCAGACGGGTGCTCGATTTCGGGTCGGGGGTTGGAAGGTTTTCCGTGATGCTTTCCCAATTCTGCTCTCATGTCCACGGGGTAGACATATCGGAGTGGGCGGTCGGGAAGGCAAGAACAAGAAGTCCGAAATGCGATTTCAAAGTATATGACGGTAGGACAATTCCGTATGGAAATGAGTTTTTTGAGGGATGTTTTTCATGGACGGTCCTTCAGCATATTCCTCCGACGGAGATCAACGGGATATGTGACGAAATAAGCCGGGTGCTGAAAGGGGGATCTCCCCTGGTCATATACGAGAATATATCGACATGGCAAGAGGACAAGGTCCACATCTGGTTCAGGAGGCCGAAGGATTACATGATATTCTTCCCCGAATTCCGGGTCGAAAGCGAGAAGATCGTTAACGACTTCGACCGAACGGGGGAAGATCATGTTCTTTTTGTCTTCAGGAAAAATCTTTAGGGGAAGTTGACCGCAATGGCCAAACCGGAGCGAAGATACTGGGTTACTGACCTAATTTGGAGATCCAAAATGATCGAGCTTGACAAATGGAGAAAGAAGAACCCCTGCTCCTTTGGAGGGGATAGCTACACAAAGGCGCTTGGAATTCTTGAAATCCCTACAGGCTCAAAAGTCTTGGATGTTGGATGTGCCGATGGGGCCGTAAGGAATTGCCTGCCGCCCGATATAGAATATTTCGGGGTGGATCCCAAACCGGGAATAGATACTCCAAATATCAAGGAAGGGGTCGCGGAGGATATTCCTTTTGGTGATGAGAGTTTTGATTACGTGATCTCCATTGCCTCCCTTTTTCACTTCATGAATCTTGAGAAGGCTTTCTCGGAGATGGTGCGGGTTCTTAGATCGGGCGGAATACTGGCGATGTTTGTCATCATCAAGGGAGAATCCGATCCAGACAGTAAGAGCCATACCTTTAGGCTGACCCATGAGATCATGGATGAACTCGCGGCGATGTCCGGGTTGGGCACGGCAATCAAAACCGAGGTTCCGGAACTGAAGAGCTGGTTTTATAGGTGGCAAAAATGATCTGGAAAATCGTTTCATATGACAATTCAGTTTTTGCGAAAAGGCTGAACCGAATGTTTGGGATAGAGGTATGCCTAAAACCAGAGGGGAGGTTTGACGGCCTTTTCTTTTTCAACATGGCGCCGGCGCACCTTAGTTTCGCTCACAAGTACCACCGTATCCCTAAGATATGCTATTGGACCGGCACGGATGCGAGACTATTCGTTGAAGACAAAAACGCAAGCGCCGATTTTGGAAATGCGCTGCATGTGACTGATAGCCCTCTGCTCGTGGGCAAGCTATCACAAAAAGTATCCTCGCCGTGTTTTTTGCCGATTCCCCCATATTTGCCGAACCTGGACATTGGGATTGAGCGACCCGCAGGAATCTTGATGTACTTGACGGACCATAAGGCCAGAGATATTGAGCGGTCTAAGGCATTCATCAAACAGATCCATGACATCCCGATTTATATGCTCCACGGCAAAGGGAAGAAGGTTGTTGACGAAAAGTTCCAGGACAACATCATTGATCTTGACTGGATTGAGGATGAGGCGAGAGAGAGTATATTTAGGAAGGTCTCCGTCCACATCCGATTGATGCACTACGACGGGCTCAGCCAGACTGTGGTGGAAATGAAGATGCTGGGACGCCATGTCTTTTATACCGAAATTGTTCCCTACTGTAATCCAGTTGAGGCAGATGATTCTCCGTCAGACATAGCAGAGTCGGTACGGCAGAAAATAGACGCTCCCTTGGATATAGAGGGAGCCGAATATTACAGGAGGGTCTTCTCAAAGGAGAACTTTTTGAAGATCATCACGGAACTCTGCGCTTTGAAAGGATGGGATTTTCCATATGGAATTGTTTAATCGACCCTTAGTTAGCTTTATTGTCCCTTGCTATAATAATGCAAAGTATATCAAGGACTGCCTGGACTCGATTGTAGCCCAGACATATAGGCCATTGGAGGTTGTGGTATGCGAAAATGGCTCGACTGATGGTTCGGGTATCATCATTTCGGAATTTGAGAAGATTCCGTGGTTCAAATGTCAGCGCCACGGCGAAAAGCTCGGTACGGCAAGAGCCTTCAATTTTGCACTCAAAGAAGTGACTGGCGAATGGGTTGCGAAGCTCGACGGTGACGACATCGATAAACCAGACCATATTGACCGACTCATGAATGGCCTGGATAAATCTCCTGATGCAGACATGCTCTATGGCGACCTTGAGGAGATCAATGCGGCGGGAAAGGTCATTGTCCAGGTATCTGGATGTAGGGGACAGGACCATATTTTCAATCTCTGCTCGATAGCCCATGCGACCACACTCATTAAAAAGAGCGTTTTAAACGAACTTGGGGGATGCGATGAGGCGGTAGAGTTTAGCGAGGACTGGGAGTTGATGATCCGTATAGTGAAGGCGGGGAAGAAATGCGTTTATGTCGGCAAGACCGGGCACCAGTGGCGAAGGGTGTATGACGGAAAATCAATGAGCATCAAATTTGGGATCAACTCCGAGATGAGAAGGAGGAATCATTCCTATATATTTAGGAAGCACGGCCTTCAAGGACCATGCGGCTGCGGATGCGGGGTGATGCCATGAACAAACCTCTTGTCTCATGCATCGTTGTCAGTCATAACAAGGGCCGATGGCTTCCCGACTGCCTCCGGTCCCTAATCAATCAGACGTACAGGCCGATGGAGATCGTTGTGTGCGACAACGGATCGACTGACAACTCTCCCGAAATTATACGGTCGTTCGATGGTGCGATGCAATTCAAGAGCATTTTTAAGGATGAAGCCCTTGGCGTTGCTAAGGCGTTTAATCTTTGTCTGTCTTTTGCTTCCGGCGAGTATATCGTCATGTTGGGGGCCGATGATGTTGCGAAACCGAATCATGTCGAGCTTTTAATGGGGGCTGCAAATAAGCATCCAGAGGCGGACCTCATTTATGGGGACATCGAAATAATAGACGGAAATGGAACGCACGTCAAGAAATCTTCTGCGGCGGACGGTCTCAAGCATATCTGGAATCGCTGCTCAATAGGCCATGCGACCGGAGCAACGAAGCGAACTCTATTCGAGGAGATAGGCGGGTATGACGAATCCCTCAAAATGTCTATCGATTGGGAGTTTATTCTTAGGGCGATCAAGGCCGGGAAGAATCTTTTTTACTGTGGTGAGACGGGATACCGATGGAGGAGGATAAAGGGAAGCGATCAAATCACCATGAAATACGGGCTTAGATCGAAGGAGAGAATTGAGGCCCATTCCTATATCAGAAGGAAGCATAGTCTGGTTGGTTCTTGTCAATGTGGGTGCGGGGCAATGCTATGAAAAGCAGATCGAAAGCGGCGAAGTCTAATATTTATAGTCGGCTCTTTGAAGAACCCGATTACGACCCTATTCATCCAGACGTGATATTAGGCGTAAACGTCAGGGTTCGTTACTATGCCGTGATTGAAAAAGGGTGTGTCTTCGGGGACGGGTGTTTTATAGGGAACAACACGACCATCAGGGAGAACTGCATCTTTGGGGAGAGGTGCGTGATAGGCCACAACGTAGTCTTTGAGGCGAATAGCAGATTCGGAAACCACGTAACCATCAACGCGCAGTGCCACATGACGCAGGGAATAACGGTCGAAGATGAGGTATTTTTCGGTCCTGGGGTTATAACGATGAACACAAGGAGAATCAGTTACGGTCGGAAGATTCCGAGAAAATACGATCCTCCCATTATAAAAAGGGCCGCAAGAATCGGAGGGGGGGCCATCATCATGCCGGGGGTTGTAATAGGGGAGAATGCACTCGTGGCCGCGGGAAGCATTGTCACAAGGGACGTGCCAGACCGAATCATCGTCATGGGATCCCCAGCGAGGGAGATCGGGAACGTCCCCGAAGAAGAGATTCTATGACTGTAAAAATATGCGTCTTCATGGCGATTTACAAACGGGCTTCAATATTGGAGGAGACGATCCGAAGGCTCAAATCCCAGACCTTGCCCCCTTGTACAATAGTGGCGGTCGGGAGTTGCGATGAGGACAGAGAAGTGGCTTTGAGGAATGACTTAGATTATCTGGAGTGGGAGAATAAATTTCTAAGTACCAAAGTCCAGGCCGCCGTTCTACACTGTAGACAATATAATCCAGACGCAATCATGGGAATAGGCTCTGATGACTGGCCTTCCGAAAATTGGGTCGAGGAGATGGCGGCACATTTGGATGGAAATGACATTGTGGGGCCGGATCATCTGTTTTTCTGCCTAATAGGGGCGAGACCCCCGCAGGTCATTCGATATTTCTATCCCCATCCGAGATATGGGGAGCCGATGGGAGTGGGGAGGCTGGTATTGAAACGAATCCTTGATAGATGCGATTGGAAACTCTATCCGCCAGGCCTCAAGAGCGGACTTGACGGGGCGAGCCATAGGCGTTTGATGTCGTTTGGGGCAAAATCGTTTCTTTATAAGGACGATAAAGCGAAAATCCTGTGCCCGAAAGGGCTATCGGATCAGTTGACGAGCTGGAATCATGGGTTGAACCCGGGCCACAGTGAAAGGGTCAAAGATCCCGCATGGATTGAAACGTATTTTCCAGGAGTCATGGAGAAAGGCTTGATATGATCCTTATCACTTCAAAATTCGGGGCGACTCGACAATATCCCGACCAGGGAATGATGAGGAGAACATTGGCGGCTTTTCTCGGGTCTCTGGATAGACAGACGGACAAGAGGTTCAGACTCTTCATTTCTTGCCACGACATCCCTGAAGGGTTTCGATATCCGTGGCTTGAATGGTGTCCGATGGTTGTGGATTCGGAATGTCAGAAAACGAATTACTGGAAAAGATTTCCCGCGAACCTCGACGATCCGGGGCAGAGGATCGTCTACCCCTATGGCGGGAAGGGAGAAGACTCGGGTCGCAAGACCGCCCACTCGGCGATAATGGCCGGGCAGTGGGCATATCAAAACAACATCAAGGATTTCTGGATGCTACGGATGGACAGCGATGACATGCTCGCCAGAGACATGGTTGAGACGATCCTGAAGCTGGAAGACCAGGGATTCGAGGCCGTTTATAACCGACGCTGCCATATCTTCGACGCTAAGACAGGGGAGGTCGGGGAGTACAACTACAGATACTCGACGACCTGCAACGCGATCAGGATGAGAATCGAAGGAAATGATTTACCGTGCTGGCTATATCTTTGCAGGAACCACACGAGATTTATATCTGACGTGCGCAAGGATAGGATCAAGGCAAATGAGATTGACTGGGCCTATTGCATCACAACGAACTCAGGGAACTCGATTTCAGCAAGGCCGACATTGACCCGTGAGAAGTGGGCGAAGAGGATCAAAATGACCGATGAATTGTCTGATCGGTACGGGCTTGATCGGTTTTAATGGAGATGATTGAAAAATGACAATCATAGTAAATATGATCGATCCAAGGAAGTTTGATGAGTGGCTCACATCCCAGGCAGTTCGATGTCCTCTTTGTCATGCAAGCTCTAATCTTCACGGGGTATACAAGGGTCTAAGAAGAATACTATGCCTTTTTTGTGGGAAGGAGTACCAGTTTTGATAGATATCATCCTGACCACCTACAACCGCAAGGGATTTCTCAAAAAGACCCTTGATAGCCTTTTTGAGAAGACCACTGTAATTCCATACAGGCTTTTCATCATAGACGATTGCTCGACCGACGGGACGCCTGAATACCTGATGGGCCTGAAGGATGAGCATATTGTCCATATGACTCTAAGCAAGCGAAGAAACGGAATCCGGTACGGATTTGATATGCTGTGGGCCGAGGTGGAAGCCTACAATTCCTTTTACGGTGAGTTCCCGTATCTCTGCTACCACCAGGACGATGTTGAGATTTTAGACCCCCTGTGGGCTCAAATATTGACCGAGGCATACCAGGATTTGAAGGGGACCCATAACATCGGATTCTTTTCCGGCTGCGACTCCCCAGAGCATCCGGTAAGGGAAAAGATCAAATGGAAGGGCTATCCGGTGATGCTCAAATCTTCCCAGGCATTCCAGAACGCCATCGCCGAGAAGTCGTTCTGGAAATCGATAGGCCCCGTTCCAAGATTCAATCCGGACGGCCAAAAAACTGGATTTCCCGACAATGGAAAGGGTTCCAACATGGACGTGTGGTTCACGGGGTGCTTCAGCCAGTCCCGGTTCAACAAGGGCTCAGCCTCCCCCAATTGCAGTCTCCTGCAAAAAAAGGATGTGATGGTGATTCCCCTGATGAGGCACCTTGGGCAGTCGGAGAATTCGACATGGAGGAAGCTGTAAACTACCTCGCCGCAAGT